ATGCCTTAGATACTGATTTAACGACGGTGATTAAAAATCTTCGCGATCGGGCTATGAACAGCTCTTACGGATGTGCCTTCTATCCATGGGTCCAAATTCGAGATACGATTAATGGAGCCTTGGTAAACGTGCCTCCCTCCATAGCGGCCATAGGAACATTTTCCTCTTCCCAAAGAAAGACTCAAGTGTGGTTCGCCCCTGCAGGATTTAACCGAGGGGGCCTCACCGAGGGCGCTGCTGGCCTCCCGGTAGTTGGGGTTACCCAACAGCTTACACGGAAGCAGCGCGACAAACTCTATAATGCCAATATTAACCCTATTGCCAAATTCCCCGCTGAAGGAATAGTGATTTTTGGTCAGAAGACCTTACAAGTTACCCCTTCGGCCCTGGATAGAATTAATGTACGCAGACTGCTTCTCTTTGTGAAGAAGCGTATTTCTCAGATTGCGGCCACGCTTTTGTTCGACCCCAATGTGCAGCAGACCTGGTTACGGTTCAAGGCACAGGTCGACCCCTTCTTGGCTGATGTTAAAACGAACTTTGGCTTGTCGGAATATAAAGTAGTGTTAGATGAAACCACCACTACCCCCGATTTAGTAGATAGAAATATCATGTATGCTAAGATTTTCTTGAAGCCCACGCGTGCAATTGAGTATATAGCCATTGACTTTAACATTACACGAACGGGAGCTTCATTCGATGACTAATATTGTGGGCCGGAAATTTTTGCCCTCACTATTTAAAATTGAGCATAAGGAGAACATATAAATGCCATTCTGGACCAGCGCCCTATCCGAACCAAAACGCCAACATAGATTTTTGGTTACTCTCCCAATCCTAACCGATTTGGACAATCAGTTTTCATTTCAACCGTATCTTGCCAAGACGGTCACGAAGCCATCGTATGAAATATCGGAAACTGGTCATCAATTTCTTGGCAATACTTACTATTATCCGGGTACTGTAACATGGAATGCAATTGAACTAACAATTGTTAACTCTGTTAACCCTGATGGCAATAAATTGCTTTATGATGCTCTCGCGAAATCCGGCTATCTGAGACCTGATATCCAAGAAGATATTTTCTTCAATCCGGCACAGGCTCCCGGTACCGTGAACAAATTTGATGCCACACGAAATTTGGGTGACGTCGTAATCCAGGAACTTAATGGGATGGGGGGCCTCGTGGGCACCTGGAGCCTAGTTAACTCATGGATCACATCGGCAACTTTTGGTGATTTAGACTATGCCGGTGATGATTTGCTTAATATTACCATTGGAATGCGGTATGATTGGGCTAACTATGAGGTCGGTCCCGCCGTCGCCGCGGTAGCGGCCACTTCCTAGAAAGAAAGAAGGTATTGAATGGCTCGTAGAAATAATCAGGGGAGAACTAACGCTCCTCAACAGACTGCCGCAGCTGCCCCCCCTCCGCCACTAATGCAAGAGAAAGATGATTTTCTTTCCTTTGTGGCGCCTACAGAATTTATTGAACTCCCGAGTAAAGGGCGTCTCTACCCTACGGAGAGTACAATGTACGGGGTAGAAACACTAGAAATTCGTCATATGACGGCAAAAGAAGAAGATATCCTCACATCGGAGGCATTGCTCCGCAAGGGTATCGCTGTGGAGCGCCTTCTGCAGTCCGTTCTAGTTGACCAGACTATCAAGGTTGATGATTTATTGATCGGTGATAAGAACGCCCTCATCGTAGGAGCGCGCGTAAGCGGTTTCGGGCCCCTGTATCACACCAACGTAACATGCCCCAATTGCACAGCAATAGTAGAAACTGAATTTGACTTGGATACTATTGTTCCCAAGTCTCTAGAGGAAATACCGGAAGGGGTAACGGCCACTAGTGCCAATACATTTTCCTTTTCTCTTCCAACTACGGGGTTTACTGTAGAAGTTAAGCTTTTAACAGGTCGCGATGAAAGGCTTTTTGCTGAGCAAACTGAAAAGAAAAAGAAACTAAAGCTTCCCTCTACGGTTACCACTGATCTATTAAAAACCATTATTGTGGCTATTGAAGGACGCACTGATGCTGCCACTATTGGCAAAGCAGTTAATACTCTCCCCATTAAGGATTCCACCCATCTCAAGCGTATGTATGAAGCTTTGATTCCTAATGTCGATTTGACTCACGACTTTACCTGTCAAACATGTTCATATGATGGGAGGGTGAATGTGCCGTTAACGGCTGACTTTTTTTGGCCTAAGCGCTGAGTACCAAGAGGGGGTGTATGAAGAATTTTTTATTCTTAAACACCACGGCGGCTGGAGCTTTTTTGAGGCATATAATTTACCTATTCGTTTGCGGCGATGGTTTGTCGAACGTTTGTCCAAACATTTTGAGGAAATGAAAAAAGCTGAAGACGCGGAAACAGCCAAAATGCGCGCCCAAAGCCGTAGAAAGTAATCTACGGCTTTTTGTTTGCCACACTAATTACAATAATAAAGAGGGTTTGTAATGGATGAATTAAGTCCCATTAATATTGATCTTACAGTCGCGCAACGCGGCATTTTAAACGAGACTTACTACGGACAATTTGCAACGGCAACCAAGTTGCTTATGCAATTTCTTTTTCCTTATGAATTAAGCAAACTCAAGAAGACCCTGAAGGATCTTAAAGAGGATGAAGATGAAAAACCCCTCCCCCCGGACCTAAACGTCGATATTAAGGGATCCCCCGCACAGGTGGACGCCTTTGCCAGTGCCCTTCGCCTGGAAAAAGACTACATGAAGACCTATATCGATCACGGCTTAAACAACGAAAAAACTTTGGCCGCCAAGCATGAATTAAATGATGCGGTGGAGAAGTTTGAAGACGAAACGAAGATTAAGTGGCCGTTTAAGTAGGGGCCCTAGATCATGTCAATCCTGTTCAGAAGAATATATTGGGCCGCCGACGACGAGGGCGGCGGTGGGGAAGAAATCACCGCTGGGCTCGCCGCGTTCGACAAGACGCGCCTCAAAACGCTCGAACAGATCACCGAGCAACTAGAGGAACAGCATCGGATCAAGCAGCGGACCCTCGACACCGAAAAAGAGGCCGCAAAACATGACAAGTATGCCCAAGAGGCCCATCGACGACGCCAAGAAGCACACGACCAGGAAGTAAAATCAGTACGAGATAAGACGCGCGCCCTTCACGATGCGGAGGGCCCCCTTGCAAAACACATCGCTCAGATGGAGCTGGAGATTGCGCTTGCTGGCGAACTCACCGATATAACTGAGGAGGAACTGGCCCTTCGTAGAGAGCAGCTTAAGCTTTTTAAAGAAACTTCGTCTCTTGGGGAAGATCTTGCTCAGTCTCTGCTCGGCGTAGGGGACGCAGCCAAACGTAACAACAAGTTACTCAAACTTACTACAAAAGAGGGCCTCGCTGGCCTTGCAGCCGGCTTCAGGGAGAACCTTAGTGCAGCTAATTTGGCCGACTCAGCCTTTACGAGTATGGCCCTCAAAACTTTTGAGTTAGCGGCCGCCCAAGACAAAGCAATTTCTAGTTTCCGTCAGGCGACTGGCGCCGGCGCCTCCTATGGCGTTGAAATAGCTAATTTGGAACGTAGTACATTTGCAGCCGGAGTTACAGTCGATGATGCTGCGAAAGCATATCAAGAACTTTATACAAGCTTTAACGATTTCACACGCTTAAGCGAAACTGAACGGCAGAAGATAGGCAAAACTGTAACTCTCACTGAAAAATTGGGGATTAGTGCAGGAGAGAGCGCCAAGATCCTCGATCAGGCGACCAAGTCGCTTGGCATGAATGTTGACCAGGCCAACGATTTACTTCTCGATATTGCGTCGACGGCCCAGCAGGTCGGTAAGTCTACTGCACAAGTTGCTGCAGATTTTTCGGTGGTTGCCACCAAACTAGCCTTTTATGGGGGTAATGTAACAGAGGTCTTCCAGAAGCTTGAAATGCAATCGAAGGCAACAGGCCTCGGAATGAACGAATTACTGAGCTTGGCTGGTCAATTCGATACCTTCGATGGTGCTGGCAAAGCCGTCGGCCGCTTGAATGCAATTATGGGGGGCCCATATCTTAATTCCATTGATATGCTTAACGCATCTGAGGAAGAAAGAATTGAAATCCTTAAGCGTAGCATGGATATGGCTGGGCTGTCCTTTGACCAGATGGGCAAGTATGAACAACTGGCGGTTGCAGATGCACTTGGAGTTACGGCTGAGGAGGCAAGAAAGCTTTTTGGCACTGTTACCGCCGAGATGGAAATCCAACGAATGGAGGAGGCGGCTCTGGCCAAGCAGGCCGCCGAAGTCCAGGACATCATGTCTCAACTCAAATCAGCAATGATGGCTTTGGCCCAAAACATGCGTCCGTTAATTGAAGATCACATTAAACCTTTTGTTAATTGGTTATCTGAGATTGCACAACTGGGCGATGGCCTTGGGGGCAAGATCATGTTTTGGGGCGCCGGTTTCCTCTATGTTGCGACGAAACTTAAACTATTAATGCCCCTTTTAAAGCTGATGAATGCGAATTTAGCCACCACGATGGGATTCCTCGGCCCGATTATTGCTGGCTTCCTGGCCTTCCAGTTCTTTAAACAATATATGGATCCCCTTCCTGCCGCAATTGCTGCCATCGGTATAGCGATGCTTGCGTTGGCAGCGGCCATTGCGTTTACTTCTTTCGGTGCAAATATCGCAGCTGCGATGCCTTGGATTGCTGGTATGGGTGCTGTCATGCTAGCAGGCGGTGCAGGCTATGGGATGTGGAAGGGTAAAACGCCGGAGGGTGGCGCCCAAGATACTGGGACTGCCGCCAAAGGCCGCTTCAGCAGCTTGAAGACCCAAGAATTCCAACACGGCGGTACAGTTCGCGGAGAGTCTCGAAGTCTGCAGCCTACTCAATTTAGTGAAGGCGGCCGCGCGGAGTTTGGTATCACGCCTGCTGGAACTACGTTTGCTGATGCCGGAACGGTTAACGAATTGATCGAGGCACTAGATAATAATACCAAGGCCCGAGACCGAGGCGAAGGAGGAGGGGCCCCCACTGTGGTGTTACAAATGGGTAATAAACAATTAGCTTTTGATAAGGCTGTGGTGGATGCAGCATGGAAGTCGCGCACAGCTAAACAAGCAGTAGGAGCCTTACAGTAAAATATTATGAGTTCACCAGCCCAACCTTACGCCAATCCGTTTTTTAATATTACGTTTACCCATATTCCCACCGGCCACTTGGTGATGTTTGATGGCTTTGTTACTGGATTTACCGATTCTTTTACATCGGATTGGAAAGAAACAGCGGTATATGGCCGTATGGATCCCTTAGCGACATTTCAGCGTACGGGGCGCAAAATTCAGCTTGCGTTTGATGTTATTGCGCGCACGCAAGATGAGGCAGCCCTCAATGATTCTAAAATTAATACTCTTATTCAATTTTTATATCCTGTTTACGAGGCCACAGGGCGCCGCGGAAGCAATGTTATGACGGCGGCGCCACTCCTTAAATTAAAGTGGGCTAACTTAGCTAATAATAATGGACATGGTTATGGTGTGGCTGCCGGCGCCAATCAAGGCCTGGTGGGCTTCTTGGCTGGTCTTGACTATGCCCCCCAGATGAACATGGGCACTTTTTTCTCTCCCCCTGCTACCAAGTCCACCGCGGTTTCCGAAGGTTGGAAGACGAACCGCGAACGCCAGACCCGGACAGCATCTGATGAATACAGGAATTCCTCGGGCCGGCTCGACGACGTCTTCGTGAGCGAAGACACCACCACTAACGCAATGGCTCTCTATCATCAGCAAATTTCTCTCAGTCTTTCCTTTACCGTACTCCACACCCACCTCCCCGGTTGGGTCGGAAAGCACTTCGGAGGCAGCACTGCAGGAAGCTACAATTTCCCGCACGGCGGTGCCACACGACAACAGGAGTATTTTGCCGGCCAAGAGATGTATGATGCGCAAGGCCAGGGCTACGGCGCCGACGGCACGAGCTTGGCTTCTGTCACAAATACTCCCCAGATGGTCACCAACACTGAGGTCAATGAAATTACACAAGCAGAATATGTCCGGCGCGCCGGCCAGATGACCGCGGACCCCAACTCGGTGCGTAACTACGAAGACGGCGCCCACGCGTACAACCCCTTTACCGGGGGGCACCTTACCGGGGATCGTGCAACACGTTATACAGGAGATTAAAATATGGGTAATCGTTACGATAATCGCAAACTATTCAAAAACCGCGAAGAAGCATTTAAGAAGCTTTTTCAAAAACGCGGCGTTAAGTTTGTGCGTCATTATGATACGGCGCGCCTTATGAACCCTTCGCGCACCGTTGCCACTTTTGACACCGTTCAACATATTTGGAAAACAGGGGATAGATTTTATAAGCTCGCGGGGCAATATTACAATCTTCCTTCATATTGGTGGATAATAGCTCAATATAATCACAAGCCAACCGAAGCTCACGTTAAACTAGGTGAGCCCATTTGGATTCCCGTACCGCTAGAGGCGGTCGTGGGATACATGAACTAAAAGGTCTCGGACAAGTGGCAGTTAATCCCCTCACTAAGCACTCATGCGGTAGAGCCATCATGCAGATGGAGCGCGGCATACGTCAATCGGTCGCCTTTGAGCGCGCCATGGTGATGTTTTATGAGAATATGAGGGCCGCCCTGGTCGAGGGTACTCCCAAGAACGAGGGCGACACCGAGTTGTTCACAGGAATTCAGAACGACCACACTGTTGTGGGGGACGAAAAGCCTCATGAAGATGCCATGCTCACAATGCGTCGCTCAGGGTTTATGGAGTTTTATACGTCTTGGAAACGATTTGGAATTATAACGAGCTTTAACTTTGCCGGCAGTACCACTTGGATAAAGGAGGTGGACGGCGGATGGGGGGACGATAACGACGCCTCTACCGTTAATAGGAAATCCGCGTGGCTTAAGGAGAGTATCATGACATCGCCTATGTACCAGGGCGATGTGTTATATGCCCCTGTGTTTGGGGGAAGCTCCGAGGGGTTCCCACCCTTCGTGGCCGACACCGGCACGCAGCCATATGGTTGGGACGGCAAGTCAGGCCTGAAGTTTGTTTCTCCCGTGGCAATCGCCTATTACAAGCGCCTCGCGGAGGACGCCAGCAACTATACTAAAGACTATAAATATCTGGTGGAAATTCGCGGCTCATCCAAATTCAAGGGGAAGAACGTCGAGTATAAGTTGAAGTCTGCGCAGAGCGCCTTGTGGACGGCGATTATTGATGCTCGTAACAAACTATCAATCCCCAGCATCGCCGCCGAAAGCGCTCAGTGGAAGACCGGCAAAGATCCTTACTCGACCAACGGCTACTGGTATCGGAGCAAAACCCATAATATTAAGGAGGAGCTGAAGGGGGGCTGGGGAACCCAGTACGCGTTCGATAGCGACGCCGAACTAGAAAAAATGGCCAATTATGTTCTAGCCGACCAAGAGGTGGAAGCGGAGTGGCAGTTTGGTACCATGGCAGGCTACGAGCTGTACCAAGTCCCACGAGAAGGCCGAGCATGGGCCGCGCTCGATAATCATCGCAATGGGTTTGTGCCGATGGTGTTCCCTGGAAGGACCAGCAGACACTGGTTCACAGGCAAAGTAACCGGCACCGAAGTCGGTACCGCCGGAGCCGTCCTCGGCGCAGGGGCCAGCCCCCAGGCACCGGAGGGCGCCGAAAACAGTGAGTGGTGGGCGCAATGGGTACCTCGCATAAGTTATGATAGCGTTGAACAGTCGTTCGAGCAAGTTATCGACAGTGCAGCGAGGCGTCTAAAATTTGAGGTGTCAGACGATACCTATACTAAATTATCCGACGGGGACCCCTCTACGGCGCCGGACCTTCATGAAGGCAGCTACCCCACCGCGGGCGTATGGCTTAAGGAGAATGTTACTAATACGCTCGTCCACCGCGCGACCACCGGTGGAAACCGATTAAGTGATACCGATGGTGATGTCCTCGCAGCCTATGAGTTAATTCTTAGTTTTTGGGGCGCATCCAAAACAGTTAAAGATGTTGATGCACCTGGCGTAGCCGATACCGCTGACGAAACTCGCAACGCGGGACTCGCGCCCAAGCCCTTGAGGAAAGAGAAGGCCCTCAAGCCCCTTGATCTCCAGTGTTTCTTGATTGAAAATATCCGCGAGATCGCAGGCCACAAAGAGACATACATGGAGAATAACCCACAGAGAACGCTCTCTCCGCCAGGGAATGGGTATAAGAGTCTGATTACAGTAAAAAGCACCCTCCAGCCCGGAAGTGCGGTGAGTTACATTAACGGGGGCTCGCCTTCGGGGACCGCCGCCCGTAAAAAAATATTGAATTTGTGCCCTGAAGTATATGCGCTGTTGTCGCCATCTATTAAGATTTGGCGTTTAGACTACCCCTCCGCTAATGATAGCACTGGGAAGAGAACGCCCTTTGGGAGCCCCAAATTGACGCCGATTCCCTTTTCTAATTTCCTTTCTAAGGGTGATGTAGCCCAGATAGGGACTGGCGCTTTAGGGCGCATACCAGGTGCGGGAATTAAATCTTTTACGTGGAATCTCGACGGGGTGCAGCCGGCGGAAGTAGAAAATAATATTTCAGCCAATTTGACCATCTATTTTCAAAGCATGTATGATCTTTTTAGATATAATATGAAAGATGGACGCCCCCAGGCAGGCATCCCGGACCGTGCCGGGTATTTGGACTTGATTATTGGCTCCCGCGGCCCAGCGTCAGAGTCCGATGCCAATCCCGGCGACGTTAATGATCCGGAAACCGAACTTGATCCGTGTCTCTATCGTCATGAAGCCTATGATGGGGTAGACTTTCGCATTTTGGTTGATGTGGGTTGGTCTGTCCCCGATGGTCTCTCAAATATACCTGGAGTTAGCAATGTGGAAGCTCTACAGGAAGCTCTTCTTACTACACGCACCGCCCTTGAGCTTCAGATAACGCGCCATGAACTTAATTTTGAGCAGGATGGTTCCCTGGAATTATCTATTGATTATCAGGCGTCTTTGAGTGGGCTGATGAAAACTCCTCACGCCAATATTTTTGCAAAATCCAGTACTGAAGCCGCGGCAGGTAAAGCGAATTTTGAAACACTGATCAAAGAAATTGAGGACGCCAATCCCGATATGGAGAATGCCCCACCAGCTGTTCGACAGAATTACGAAGAGTTGTTAAAACAGAAAGAAGACACCGAAAAGGATGATAAAATTGAGAAATATCATAAATTTTTGAACCAACTCTACAAAAAAAATAAAATTTATACTGTAATGGTGGATCCTAAAGAATTGCTTTTGCAGCCCTGGGATGAACTCTCTCCCGAAGCACGCGCTGCCCGCGCCAAGCGCAAACAATCGACAGTCCCTGGAAGGCGTGGGTACACCACACCCGGCCGCCTCCAGGATCCTGGAGGCGCCTTTGGCCTGGTTAACGAGCTTGCGGAACTGCACGGTCAGGATAAAGCAGCCATTCAAGAAAGACTGAAGGAATATGAAACCGAATTAGGCGAAGAATATGAGTGGCTCTCCGCGAACGCTGAAGACCTGCAGGACTACCTCTCGGTGCCCTATTTTTACTTGGGCGACCTCATTGATATGGTCCTCGATTACACGGGGATTACTAAAGACAACACAATGAAGATTGTTGCGGGAGCAGTTGAGTTGATCGATCCTCTAGTCCTATTCCAGGTAAAATCAGTTGACATGCGTACGGGAGGAAACTGCCCAGTTCAAACTAAAAACGTCGTGAGGGCCTTGTCTAAGATCGATCCGTTACGTTTTCGACGGATCAATAAAATAACGAGCAATATTAGTATTGGTAGTATCCCCATTTCTTTAGATGCTTTTAACGCGTGGTTTGTACAGCACGTCATCCGCCCCTTACGGGATGATTACTATCTGTTACACTTTATAAAAGATGTGTGTGCCGATTTAATTGGCAATGCTTATGGCGCCGCCTGTTTCGGATCGGACTTTGTATTCGATTTACGATTTGATACGGCTATGTTTAATTTGAGTGAGGATGCGTTCCCGGACGGTGGTTGGGGCACTACGGTAAATTATAGCAAATTAGCTGATAATAAATATAAAGTAGACGCGGGCAAGTATCACACGGCTGTGAGCCGGTGGGCCCGGAACATCCAGGCGAAGAAATTAAAGACAACCCCCACTGTTTTATTGTATTGTACGGATTCTCGCCCCTCATTTGCGGGGAGTGAAGCTAGCGATCGCAAGCGCGGCATATATCATTACTATTTGGGTGCCTCTTGTGGACTTCTCAAAACTGTTAATTTTTCGCGCAGCGATCAGCCTTATTTACGTGAGGCCAAAATTCAAAAGAAAGGTGCCCTGGGCGCTGAGCAGCTTCGTGAACTTTATGAGATTAATATGGACATGATTGGCAACACATTACATCGAAACGGCCAATTTATCTACTTTAATCCCGTCGCAGTCGGAGGAGGAAATCCGGGCGCCCGGGGTACGTTGGCTAACTGGGCTCGTGTACTCGGCTTCGGAGGGTACTTCCTCGTTCAAAAAGTAAGTCATACAATTGATTCATCGGGATTTAGTGTGAGTGTCAATGGGCTTCAACAGGCCGTTCAACTCGAAAGAAATAATGGTCATGCGGGCCTTGGAGTTACGATGTGGAGAGTTGAGGAGGAGTCGTCCCCCAGCCACATGCCCGGTGATTCCACGGCCGCCGTGGAGGAATACGCGGAAACGACGGCGATCACAGAGGGCACGCAGCTCGGGGAGGGCATTGGCATAAGCGACGAGGACCTGGCGAAAGTGCTGGAGAACCCCGAAATGGCGCCGGTGATCGAACTCGCGCTCGACGAGCGCTTCCCGGGCGATGATCCCCATCTGGACCTTCGAGATCTTTCTGATGAACAGGTTGAGTGGTACCTGATTCACCTGGAGGTTGAGGGTCTGGAGGACACCCAGGAATATTTCCTGGTCCTCGATGAAGATCGTCGGCGCAGGACTAACTCGTACGACACTCCAAACACGTTGCGCCGGGAGAGAGAGGCCGCCGCCGCAGACGCCGCGGCCGCGGCAGACAGCCTCGAGAAGCGCTCCGAGTACGTGAGCAAAGCGGTCGTCTCCGTCGTGGAGGTCGACGGGGAGGACGTCGTTATGACGAAGATAGCCCACGACTATTAGTCCCGGATATGCAATAAGATATGACACTTACTTACACCGAAGAAGATCTGCTAACGCCCGAGGGGTCGAATGAATTATCCCCTGAGTCTTTGTTTTTTCAGCGAGCGCTTTATAAGAACAAGATTTACCCCACAAATGTGCCGGCACCATTAGACACGTGGTACCACAAAGCTTTATTTGGTCGAGTGGACTTAAACCAAAATACGGTCGCCCCCAAGCCGGCGAAGCTTAGACGAATTCAGCAAGCCATAAGCCCCAATCTTCAAGCGTTAAGTTTTGTGACATATATGTTTGAAGATCTAGTAGGCCATCTACAAATAGCCAACGTTACCTCTCGACTGTTTACCGGGGGGACGGCTGCTATGATCAATCTTAAAGCGGTACAAGCGTATTCTCCTCCCGACTTAAAATATGGTTATTATAAACAATCATTAATTGATGCGTATATTAACGCACTCCCAGAGGATCGTAACGAACAAATTATCGACTTTCGGTCTTTTTGTGAGGATTTTCTCCCTTATGTGCTATTCATGGCCGAGACATATCCTGTAACCCGAACCAATTTTCTTTTGGGGAACTATGTGAGTCCTTTTATTTCGGGACTATCCATCGCCATTTCTCTCGATCCTGCTGATAAGGATGAAGTCAAGTATCAAAAGTTTTTGCAAGACGTAAATTATCCTTTTTATGCCCGGGCCGCTAAGAAGTTTGGGTTTCTTGTGAACAAGAATATGCCTTGGGTACTCACCGCTGACCTCTTTTCGTCGGTGGTACTAGAACGGCTTAGCATGTGGGTAAATGAGGATGGTACTCCCATGGGCCGTGCAGGGTTTTTCGGAGAATGGTACAATACAACCTATACAACAGACATCCCGGACCTTATTGATTTATTTACCGAGGGTTACAAGACGTTACTCAATAGAAATCTTTATTATCAAAACAAAACTATTTTGTGTGATGATGAATTGAAGATTCGCATACTTTCTCGGGCTCCTTATTCCGAAGAAGATGCTAGCGCAGTCTTATCTCCTAATTTTCTCATTAATCTATATGTAAATCTGCGTCAAAAGGAGAGTAAGGATTCTTTGAGCCCGACGGAAGTGGGACAAATTAAAAGAAAGGCCATTCTTTTATATCGATCGACTCAGGGCCCCGCTGACCTCCGTTACATGAATGCTGCAGCCCACATTAATTCGATTTATCGTGAATACATTTATTCGCGGTCGTCCTTACGCCCCCTTGTTTCTCAAATTAAGCTTGACAGGGCGCCCACACCGAGTTATACTACAGAGGAAGATGATCTCATGTATAATCCAGCCGAGGATGAAGAGATTGTTGCGGACACGGATGCGGAGATAACTGGGTATGATAATTATTGAGCGGAGGAAACTTGCTTTTTCAAGTTCTGGACTATAAGGGAAAATGCTCGGGTTATTTTAGTGAGAACTCGATTTACTTTGAAAAATCCCCACCAAACGAGGGGAAAACGTGGGAATACTCACAACAATTCCGAGGGTCCGGGGTAGAACTAGCCCGAATCTATGCGGATGGGCGTACACTTTCCGAGGCTTGCCCCCCAGAATTCAAAGACGAGTGGAAAAACATTGTTGACAATCTTGGGAAGGTCATAAAAGCCATCAACACAGCCAAGGTATCAGTCGCAGACAATTGTTTTTATGATCTTGTGCCGGATCGTTTTTTGTATGAGTTTTTGTATGCAAAGAATCGGATCACGGAGCACGTTTTTGAGTCGTGCGAGCGCCCTGCCAACTATGAGTTCATGCACGACCTCGTGGCTCTACTCGACAAGATTCGACACCAGCGACTCAACATCGATATCGACCCCATCATGCACTTGATGGCCTCGATTCGGGGGCAGAACTTTATGCGTACTGTACAGGGTTGTAAGTGGGTGGCCGACTACAATCCGTGGGGAACCGTCACTGGACGATTGGCCACCAACCCCAACAGCTTTCCAATTTTAACCCTCGGCAAAGAATTCCGGAGCTGCTTGAAACCACAGAACGACTGGTTTGTCGAGTTGGATTTCAACGCAGCCGAACTGCGCACCCTCCTCTCACTTTCAGGGCGAGAGCAGCCGACCAATGACATCCACGAATGGAACGTCAAGAACGTCTTCAATAATAGTATGACGCGCGAGGAGGCCAAGACCAAAACCTTCGCGTGGTTGTATTCTAATAGGAAAAACAAGAAGTTAGAGCAGATCTACGACAAGACAGCCACGTTGGAAGAGTACTGGGATGGCCGAGACGTTAAAACAAAATTCAATCGTACAATAAAAAAGGTTGACAAACACCGCGCATTGAATTATATTGTACAGAGTTCAACCATTGACATGGTTCACGAACAAGCAATTAGAATAGATCAGATGTTAGAGCCATTCAAAACCAACATTGCCTTTCTGATTCACGACGCAGTGATCCTCGATCTTGCGGAGGATGATCGTTATGAGTTGCCTGATATATTACAGGCGTTTTCGGATACGCGATTGGGCAAGTTTAAGGTGAATGTGATGGCAGGCAAAAGTCTTGGAGATATGAAAGGCCTTAAACTATGACAGTAAAATATTACAATAAACTGGTGCGAGACAGAATCCCCGAGGTTATCGAGGAAACAGGAAAAACTTTTAGTTATCGCACGGTAACACAGACTGAATATAAGAATGCGCTTCTTGATAAATTATTGGAAGAAGTGACTGAGTTCAGAGAGAATCCATCGCCCGAAGAAATGGGAGACATTCTTGAAGTGATTGATGCCTTAAAAAGCGAGTACAAGCTAGCGTCTTCGTCGGCTGATCAAATTGCTAAGCGCGTTACGCTCGGCGCCTTTGATAAAAAAATTATTCTGGAGTGGGTTGAAGAAT